GCCTGCTTCTACAGTGAAAGTCATGTTGACTCCTAAAAGGGTTGATGAGGTGGGGAGTATCCGCCCCCACCATCGGGTTGTCAAGCGCTTTACAACGCACCCACAACAAAACCTGAAGTATCCAGGCGGGCCTTACCCTTGGCGTACAGCGCAACGACTACGCCCTGCGGCTCAAGAAAGCGCAAGTCACTGTCGTCACCATCCACGCACTCCATTCCCATAAACGTGGGAGGAATCTCGTCACGCTTGCGGAAGACCACAGCAATACGCATGCCTTGGTCCTTGGCGGTGCGTACGTAGGGTTGGAACTCGGGCGTGCCTGAGTAGCTGAACGTCAGGTCGTAGTTATGGATGTCGCGTGTGCGCCCGGGCGTCTTCGTGTAGTCGTAGAACTGCAGGAAGGGGAACATCTCGAAGACGTTGGTGTAGTGCTTGCCGCCGTAGTCGAAGTCCACCGTCTCCCACTTGATGTCGGACGTGCCGTTGAGGCGGCACACGGGGATGAGGCCACGGGCCTGGGCCATGCGCTCCAGGCGCAGCACGTCGTGCACGAGGTCGTGCATGAACGCATCGCGGTCGGTGAAGAACAGATCAGTCTTGCGTAGCCGTGCCTCCTGCACGTTGCGGAACGCCCCTCGGCCAGCCTCATCGAGGCATGGTGCGTGGCACTGGGCCTTGTGTGCCAGCGGGCACACGTTGCGGCCTGACTTGGTGTACGGCGATAGGTACAGAACGCCAGTCATGTAGCCGTACTTCTGACCCTTGATGGTCTTGGCATTGGTGTCGATGTTGAGCATTGCTTTCTCCTTACTTGCGGGGGCCATAGGAACGTGCTTCGTCGCTGACAAGGGCATCGACTTCGATGTCGCACTCGTAGTTGTCAGGATCACGATCAGGGTTAGTGCCCCACTCTTCGTGGGCTAACTCGTCCAGCAGGTCGTCATGGGCGTCCTCTGGGGCTTCGAACTCGATGTGGTACGTAACTGTTTCGGTGACTATCGCTTTGCGTTTCATTGCTTTCTCCTAAGTGAAAGAGGACGACATGTCCCCCTTGAAAACGGGGGACCGAAGCCCCCCACGAATTACGCTGCCAAGGCTATCTCTACTGCACGCTGCTTGAGGTCAGCGCCTGGGCCCCAGGTGGCGGATGCCGTGCGGTTCTCGTCCGAGCGGGCACGGACATGGTGGTCCACGTACTCGGTGCACGCGTTCAGCCAGCCCCACGAAGTCTCGCGTGCAGTCTCAAGCGTGCTGCCCTTGCCCCCGCCTTGAAATAACCCCATGATGCGGTGAAAGCCCGCACTATCTTTCGCGGCGTCGATGTTTCTGGTTGGGGTTGTCAACAGCAGCGCGGTCATATCCTCGGCCAGCTTGGACTCGACCTTGATGGACGCAAGCTTGCGTGCCATCTCCATGAACGCGCCGAACTCCTCGTGGGCAGACTCGATGATGCCTCGGCACTCCTGCGCCTTGAACGTGGTGCGATGGGAGATCTTGAAGGACGCCGCACCCTTGAGCGCTACGCTCAGCGTGTTGTTGCACACTGTGCGTACTTGAGTGAGCCTGCCCTCGGTGGCGAGTGAGCCATCGGCAGATGTGCTCAACAGGATGTAGGGCACAACAGTGTCCTTGCCTGTGTTCGCCACTGCCACTGCGTTCGCCATCTTCGCCGTGGCGAAGTAGCGCTTGCCTCCGAACAGCACGCCCGCTGACTCGATGGTGACCGAGTTGGCCTGCGCCCACTCACGGAAGAACTCAAGCACCTCACGGGGCTGCACTACCTTGTAGCTGTCAGAGACGACACCGAGCGGAGCGCCGGTATCGGAGCGAAAGAGGACAAGCTTGTCTTCAATGGACTTGAGGTTGTGGATGGCGGCGTCTGGGGTCAGGCGCTCGGTCGCATACCGGATGACTCCGCGCTGTACCTTGTACTCCATGCCTGCGGCTTGCGCCCAGGCCTCCACGTCCTGCCCGACGGGCATGAGTTCACCCAGCCCGTGCCACTCGCGTTGAGTGGAGGCGTAGGAAGCGCGGTTCAGGGAGGTGGTGTCGATTTGATGAGCCATTTGGTTTCTCCTAGTTGATGTGGGGCGGAACCGCCGCCCCGTCGGTTGTCAAGGATTGTACACGTTCCCAGGGATGTGGGAAGAGTCAGACGCGTCTGCCGTTCTCATCGAACTCGTACTCGTTGGCCTCAAGATCCTCGTCTACCGCTGCGTCGGTCAGGCGGTACTCCATGTCTTCTCGCCAGCCACGGAAGCCAGCATCTAGCGCTTCTTCAAATGCCTGCTTGGCGTTGCCTGTGTTCTTGAACACGAGGTAGAACGTCTGCCACAGATCGCAGTCAAGGTAGTACCCCGTTGGCATGTGGTCGTAGCTGAAGTCCTTGAGCTTGAGCCCTCTGAAGTTTTCGTTGCTGGCGTCGTGCCGGTACTCGATGGGGCTGTGCGGGCCTACGTTCCAGTTGCTCAGGCGCACTCCGAAGTGCTCACAGAACTTGTCGATGCTGTGCTTCTCATCCGTGCCATCGAAGTCGATGCACTCACGCCACCAATTGCGGGCTTTTTCTTTGGCTGTGGCTGATAGTTCGTTAACCTTGTAGACGTTGACTGTGATTGTACGCATTTAGTTTCTCCTTGTTGGTTACTCTTGGGTGTTCACCCACTGCATGTCGAAGACGGACGGGAAGTACTCGCGCCCGTCAGCGGTCCACACGCGGCCTGTGCTGCCGGAGTGACGGGGTGCACGGCCCCCAATGATGGTGTCAACCTCGCCACGGTGGGTAGCGGCCTTGGTGCCCTTGAGCACGGGCTCAGCGACGTCGCCGTCCCAGCACAGGTGCCACTCACGGCAGGGACCATCGGTGATGTACGCGTCCAGTGCCTTCCACTGGCGGTATGCCTCTTGGTCAGCGTCAGCCTCAGCAAGGCTGAGGGGAGGGAGGGATTGGTATGTCATTGCATTACTCCTAAAAGAAAAGCCCCCGAAGGGGCGGGTGACACGCCTGACGCAGTCAGGCGCAGACGATGCGCTTCGTCTCCTTGCGGACGATCTCCTCGACGACGTCCACCTCGTAGCGGCAGGCGTCGCTGTCTGCCTTCACGAACGCACTGATGCGTACGCTCAGGTGCAGGTAGATCGTGTCACCCATGCCTGTGTGCGTCTGCAGCCAGCGCACAGCGGGCGTCTTGCGCACGATGGGCACGCACACGCCGCGCTCGAACTGGAAGTCACGGTTGGGCTCGTCACCGTACGTGTAGTCGTTGGTGTGTGAGCGCCATGCCTCGTCCCCTGCGAACGGAGTGAGCGCCTTGGCAAGCGCCTTGTCCTTGAGGGAGTGGAGGTTGCGGATGTGCAGGGTGAAGTAGATCGTGTGGTTGTAGTCGCTCACATGCATGCCGATCTCGGCGCTCTCCTTGGGCATGCTGCGCTTGAGCGCAGCCAGGGTGGCTCGTACCTCCGGGGAGGACACGAGGTGAGGGCGCAGCGCAGCCCGGTAGGCCGCACGCTGTGCGTCGGTACGGGCAGCGGCGAGGATCTGGGTGATTGATGGGTTCTTCATGGTTGCTTTCTCCTAGAGTTGAATGAGGACTAGTTCCTGCTGCAAGCAGGACGGGGATGTCCTCTTTGGTGATGGGGGAGAAATCTCCCCCGGGGAACTTAGATGCTGATGCTGAACGTGGCGTTACGCAGCGTCTCGTTGACGCGGTCGTCGATCTGGTCTTCGAGGTAGCCGTCTTTGACGAAGTCGTCTACGGACTCGCCACCCCACTCGTTGTACACGTTGTCGTAGTCGTCGTGGTTGTAGTTGGAGCAGTGGTCGTCGATGGCACGCTCGATGCGGTCCTCGATACCCGTCTCGATGTACGCGTTGACCTTCTCCCACAGCCACTCGGCGTTGTTCATGGCCTCTACGATCTGTGCCGGGGTGACGTTGGTCTGCACGTTGGTGTTCTTCTCGAACAGCGCGGCCGTATTCAACTTGGTCTCCAGCGCCACCACACGCTCAGCCAGCACGGTGTCCGTGCCGATGGCGGGGTTGTTCTCCAACGCAGCAAGGCGCTCCCCAATCGCTACGTGTTGCGAACTGAGCGTGTCGATACGCCGTTCCAGCACGGCAATACGCTCCACCAGGGGCTTGATAGCCTCGGCAACAGCAGTGGTCAGGGCAGCGGACAGGATTTGGTTCAGATCAAACATGTGAATCTCCTTTGAATGGGGTGTTGACACCCCTTTGACACTGGTCGGGGCTGGGCCGCAGCCCCCACGGTTGAGGGAGAAATCTCCCCCGGATCAGTTACTCGTTTTACGTGCGACACAGCGCACCTGGGTGAACGCCTCGCCCTGGGTGGTGTGGGCAGCGATGAGCTGGCGTGAGGGTGACAAGCGCTCGGCCACTGAGCGCCAGTCCGTCGTGACCCGTCCGTCAATGACGGACACAGTGCACCGATGCGCCGTGCCCTCCAGCACAGCCAAGCCCGTGTCCACCATCGCCTGCTTGAGCGCGGACTCCTGCTCCATCAGGGTGGCGATCTGCGCCTTGATATAGGCCAGCCTGTCCACGAGGTCAGGCCGGATGTGGGCGTTGTTGTGGATCTCTACCTTGTTGCTCTTCATTGCTTTACCCCTTCCTTGGTAGTGAGCGCATCCTTGATGCGGGCGTAGGCTTGTGGGTTCTGCGGGTTGCCATAAGGATCGTGTGCCACATGGTCGTAACACTTGGAGCAGAACGTCCCGTTGATACCGTAGTACCCACGCAGGTGCCAGAACTGATTGGTCTGCGTTGTGTTGCAGTTACTGCAAGTCATCACTCTCTCCTCATGGGGTCAGATGACCCCGAACATCAGTAGCAACGCGGCTACCACGCAGACAATCACAAGACCAAACTCATCAGGCTCCATCACTTCTCTCCTTTCAGTTTGTAAACACAGCGTCTTCGCACTGCGCGACGTACTCCTTGTCGAGCGCCCAGTTACTGACGAACCTCAGCCAACAACTGCAGTCATACACAGCGGGCAATTCCGAGATAGGGAGCACCTCGTAGCCCGCCTCGACCGCAGCCTTCTCGTCCTCACTGCGGTCGCACAGGTAGATCTTATGGCACCCATCAAACGCAAACGCCTTGGCCGGCGTCTTCTGTCCGTTGATCTTCATCACTTCTCTCCTTGTTGTGCCTTGCGGCGGGGTACACACGGCGCACCGATGGTGATGTACCAGCGGTACTGCCCGATGCGTCGATGGTTGAGCATCAAGCGTGGGTTGTTGATCATCCAGTTCTTGAAGTCCTTGACGATCTTGGACTCCAACGCACCGATGGCTGTCTCTCGGTGGTATATGGGCGGCGGCTCCAGCACCAGCCAGCCCTGCGCGTTGAGGGTCTCGAACAGCGCCTCGAAGTCGGGCACTATGCGTGTGGGGATGGGACAGGCGCGTGTCTTCCACGCCTCCTCTTTTACGTCAGCGAGTCGCATTAGCGTGCTCCTTCATGTCGCTCTCTTCCCACACAGACTTGTAGAAGATGCGGGCATAGCGCTCATCGGGGTGAGCGTCGGGGAACTCTTGCCGTGCGTACATCTCCGCCGCCATCTTGGTGGCAAACAGCACAGGAATCGGGCGGCCAGGGTCAGCGCCCCGTACATACCAAACTTCTTTCATCACTTCTCTCCTTTCATTTACCAAGACAAACACAACGGGTCACGGTACAACCGACGACCTCGCACCACGGGACATGATGCATACAGACGGCGCAGGGACTGGCGCGTCTCGGGGTACAGCCAATGCATAGGCTCTTGCTCAGCAGGCGTGGGCTCGATCCTTGAGGTCTGCCCCTTGTGCTTGATCACCTTGCGTAGCGCATCGCTGAGCGCGGTCTCGTACGCCTCGAAGAACACGGCCCACTCCGGCGATGCTGGCGTGATCTGGTTACGCACACACCACGCCTTCTCCTGCCGCAACTCCCGCATCAAGGGAGCCCACGCCTGGATGCGCTTGGACTTCACACGCCTGTCCGCTTTGGCACGGGCACGGGCCTTCTTCGCCTCAATGTCGGCAGCGTTCTGGTTGCGCATCCTCATGGGCGTGGCGTATGAGCGTTGGTTGTCCACCGCCTGCCGCCGCTCGGTCGGAGTCATCGCCTCGAAAGCCTTCTCGGGTTCGCACACAGTGCACAGTGAGCGCAGGATGCACTTCTTGCCCCACCACTTGCGGAACTCGTGCAAGCGCAGCGTTCGCCCGCAGCCAGGGCATGTTGCCTGCACACCGAGGTGCAGGAATCGGTTGTAGTACGGCGTGGTCATAGGCGTGAGCCTCCTTGGTTGAATGGGGACATTGCTGTCCTCTTTGTCAAGTGCTTGACAATTTGCGTCCAGTGCTACCCCAAACCGAACGTCTACTGGACAGTAGTCTGGCAACGGCGGAGCGTTGTCAGCATTGGGGTTTTCCGAAAACTGGCCAAGTGTAAAGTCAAAACGGAAAGTGTAGACGGGGAACCTGCAGAAGGGAAAAATAAATCTGGATGGCGGTCGCCCTTGGATATGTGCTCGTCCATCCAGACACATACATACATAACTATAACCTTAACCATTTATTTATATTTATATAGAAGAATCAAGGACTTGGACGCGCCAACCTACTGTCCAACGCGGGTTGGCTACGGGACTCGCGTCCATCGACCTTTCTGGCATGGTTCTTGCTTGGCTCGTTTGATTCACGGATTGAATCGCCCCATTCACGGAAGTTATCAGCGTGCTTCGCAGCACGCGCAGCGCGGCGCTGCTGCACGGCACGGGCTTGCGCCCGGGCCTCGCCTTTGAAGGACTTGCTCATGCTTGCTCCTCAGTAGTACGGGGTTTCGACTGCGTACATCCGGTACGCACGGGCCTTCCACCGCGCCAGCGTCATCGCCTTAGCCGTGTTGCCCTCGGCCCACGCACGCAACTCGGCACGCAGGTAGCGAAGATATGTCTGCATCGCTCTCTCCTTGAGGTGGGGGAGAAATCTCCCCCGGGTTGGTCATGCTGCCTTGGCAGCACGCTTCGCCGCCTTGCGGGCAGCACGCAGGGGGTTCCGTCGTTGCTCGACGGGCTCGGCCTTGTGGCTGGCCTGCGGGAGCAGGCGCTTGATCTCACGCTGCACCCACGCAGCACGGACTTCTTTGATGATGTTCATGGTCTCTCTCCTTGAGGCACAGCGTGCCTGTCCAATGAAGCGCGGCACACACCGCGCCTAGTGCGAAGCGCACTGGCAAAGAGGACGCTTGGTCCTCTTTAGCCGCTACGCTCCCTTAAACCATAGCCTCAGCCATGCGCCGCATCTCCGGCCACGAGTGTGTGTTTACCAAATCGGGATGCAGGCGCAGCAGTGCGTGGATCATCTGCTCTACCTCATGCTGTTCTGAAGCGTGGACGGTCTCAAGCCAAGCGTAGAAGTGCTCGGCAGTGTCGCGGGACATGACACGGCGCATGATCTCTCTCCAAAAGCACGCCGCCCTCGACGAGGGCAACAAGCGCACTGGGCTGCGCGGACACAGGGCGATGCCCTGCGCGAACGCAGCCCGCTACGCTCGGTAGCGGCAAAGGGGTGTCGCCACCCCTTTGGATCACTTGGCAAAGGCTTGAGCCACAGCCTGCGCGGCCAGGGCCTTGAGCCCCGCATCGTCGAGGTCGTACTGATTGACCAGCGCCACCAACTTGGCAGCGGCAGCGAGAACCTCAGCAGGCACCTCCAACTTGGTGGACGTGCCCTTGCGCCCTGCCGAGCCACTGCCCTTGCCTGACTGCGTGATCGCAGCCACGATGTCGCGCAGGCCGGTCTTCGCGGCCTCGAACTTCGGCGCGGTGCGGTCCAGGGTCAACTCGCCCTTGTTGCGGTTGGACTCGCTGGCAACGAGAGGCACAGCGTAGAGCTTGCCCACGAGAGGCATGACGATGGTGCGGATGGCTTCAACCGGCTTCCCCCCATGCCGACGAGTCAATTCCGCCACGATGGCAGCACGAAGATGCTTGGCACCCTCGAACGCCGCGACGCACTCGGCGTCGCTAAGGGACTTGAGGGACTTGCCTGCCTCAAGGGCAGCGACAACGGCAGCAATCAATTTCTGCATATCCATGATGCTCACTCCAATGGGGTGTCAACACCCCGTTCGTTGATGCGAGAGGGAACCCCCAATCGCTGAAGCTATTTTACCATATGGGGGTTCTTCTCTTCCCTTTTGCAGTAGCCTGGAACCCACCGTACCCGGGGGAGCCATGTATGCAGCAAGGTACTGCGTCGTTGTATGAACACGAATCCCCAACCACACTGCACAAATTTTTACGTTTTAGCTGCACCCCATACTACACAAAAAATACAAAACTATTCCCGCCAGCTTATTTATGCGTATTAAACACACCCCTAACACATCTTCTACAAACAGCAGCAAAATTATCTACAAAATCCCAGACTTTTTCTGTCCAACTCTTGACACTACCGTACAAAAAAATGCCCCGGTTTAGCGGGGGCACGAAGTGCCTGCTGTTGCCGAGGCATTAAAAGGAGCCTTGCGGCTACCTCAGGGAGAAAGCAAGTGGAGAACTTGCAAGGAGACAAACCCGACTGTACACTGCGCCCAACTCGGGCGCAAGCCCTGCGACAACATGCTGGACCACCTTCTTGACTTCGAGCCCGCCGTCTGCGGCACTGCAGACACTGTGCCGTTGGAAAAAACCAATCCGCAAGCGCTCATCAACGCGCAGCACGAGACGGCAAACTGGCTCGAGTCTATGGGAGCGCCGACTGCCGACACGGCAGACGCCGCAGCAGCCTCCTCGCTGGCTCAGAGCGCGTTCCAGGCGCTCGTCAAGCCCGACACCGATCCCAAGCAGAAGGCAGCGCTTCTCGCGCTCAAGACGCCCGCTGCGGTGCGCCACCTCACCGGCATGCTCACAGCCTATGACTGGGAGTTCGTCAATCAGGCCAAGGAGCTTCGGGGTTACGCGGTGTCGAAGATCCTCGAAGAGGTAGAGCACCCGGATGCCCGCATCCGCCTGCGTGCCTTGGAGCTACTGGGCCGGGTCACTGAGGTGGCGCTCTTCACCGACAGAGTTGAGGTCAAAAAGACGGACATCACGGATCAGGAGCTTGAACACAAGCTCAAAGAGAAGCTGGCGCGGTTCATGGGTGTAGTCGATGCCACCCCAACGGACGTAACCCCCCTGCTCAGCAATGAAGCTGCCTGATTTCCTGACGCCCAAGCAGGCGCAGGCCATCCAGGCCGCGCTCCCCACCATGAGTGTGCGAGAGAAAATGGAGCTTTTTGACCTCCTAGAAGAGAAAGAGCGCCGACACCGCCTAACGGCTGCGCAAAACAGCCTCTTAGGCTTCGCTCATTTCAGCTATCCAGGCTTCAAAGAAGGCGCTCACCATAGAAAGCTTGCACAAATTTTCGAAGAAGTGATCTCCGGCGTTAAACGCCGGGTGATTATCAACATTGCGCCTCGTATGGGCAAGTCGGAGTTCAGTTCTTACCTGTTTCCGGCCTACTTTTTGGGCAAATTCCCGCACAAAAAGATCATCATGGGGACGCACACGTCGTCTCTGTCAGAAGACTTCGGTCGGCGCATCAGAAACCTCATCGAAACGCCCGAATACAACACTATTTTTCCCGATACGCAGGTCTCAGAAGACCAAAAAGCGTCAGGTAAGTGGTCTACGAGCGCTGGAGGCCAGTATTACGCTGTTGGCGTGGGTGGTAGCATCGCCGGTCGAGGCGCTGACCTCTTCGTCATTGACGATCCGCACTCAGAACAGGACATCAAGGCGGGCACACGCACGCCGTTCGACGCTGCATGGGGTTGGTTCCAGACAGGCCCTCTCCAACGCTTGATGCCAGGGGGTGCGATCATCGTGATCATGACCCGGTGGTCCCAGCTAGACCTCACGGGCATGCTGATCAGCCACCAGATCAAGAATCCCGACGCGGACAAGTGGGAGATCGTGGAGCTTCCGGCCATCATGCACGAGCACACGCCGCAGGAGAAGTCTCTGTGGCCTGAGCAGTGGCCCCTGGAGCAGCTTCAGGCCAAGCGTGCGGGCATGGACCCGAGGTTCTGGCAGGCGCAGTACATGCAGAACCCCACCTCGGAGGTGGCAGCGGTCATCAAGCGCGAGATGTGGAAAATCTGGGAGCCCGAGAAGCCGCCCGAGTGCGAGTACATCATCCAGTCGTGGGATACCGCGCACGAGACCAAAACCAGCGCTGACTACAGTGCGTGCACCACATGGGGTGTGTGGTTCAACGAGGAAGATAACGATAACGCCCACATCATTCTTCTAGATGCGATCAAAGGCAGGTGGGCATTCCCGGACCTCAAGAAGCGTGCCAGCGAGTACTACCGCGAGTGGGAGCCTGATGCGTGTCTGATCGAGAAGAAAGCCGCTGGAGCACCGCTCATTCAGGAGCTTCGGGCGATGGGCATACCCATCAGCGAGTTCAGCCCTAGCCGGGGCAAAACAGGCACCAGCAACGACAAGGTGGTGCGCCTGAACGCGGTGTCCGACATGTTCACCTCAGGCCGTGTGTGGGTGCCAGACACCCGCTGGGCACGAGAGCTTGTGGAGGAGGTCGCGGCCTTCCCCGCCGGTGAGCACGACGACTATGTTGATACGATGACCCAGGCGCTCATGCGCATGCGCAACGGGGGCTTCATACGCCTGCCGTCCGATGAGCCCGAGGAGCCCCGACACTTCCGCAGCCTGCGACGGGCTGCGTATTACTGAAAGAACCTGACATGGCAACGAACTTCTACCCCGCGATGATGCCCCTTGACATGGGCGTTATGACCGAAGAACCGGCTCTGGAGATTGAAATCGAGAACCCTGATGCCGTCAGCATCGGCATTGACGGGGTTGAGATTGAACTGATGCCGGAACCCGAGACTGCGGACACATTCGACGCAAATCTTGCGGAGTACATGGACGATGGGGAGCTTCAGTCGCTGGCCTCAGAGATCATCTCCCTGGTGGACGCGGACATCAACAGTCGCAAAGACTGGACAGATATGTTCGTCAAGGGCTTGGAGGTCCTTGGCATGAAGTACGAAGAGCGTACTGAGCCGTGGAACGGGGCTTGTGGGGTGTATTCACCGCTTTTGACTGAAGCCGCGATCCGTTTCCAGTCGGAGATGATTACTGAGACTTTCCCGGCTCAAGGCCCTGTCAAGACTCAGATCATCGGGGCGATTGACCGACTAAAAGAAGAGGCAGCAGAGCGGGTTCGTGATGACATGAACTACATGCTGACCGAGCGGATGATTGACTACAGGTCCGAACATGAACGGATGCTGTACTCCCTTGGCCTTGCTGGGTCGGCTTTCAAGAAGATCTACCCAAACCCCAGTACTGAGTTGCCTGCGGCTCCGTTTGTCCCGGCTGAAGACCTGATCATGCCCTACGGGGCGTCAAATGTTTACACAGCCGAGCGTGTGACCCATGTCATGCGCAAAACTGAGAACGAAATCAAGAAACTACAGGTCGCGGGCTTCTACAAAGACGCAGAACTAGGTGAACCAGTACGTTTCTTCACTGACATTGAGAAGAAAAAGGCAGAAGAACAAGGGTATACCCTGACTGACGATGATCGGTATCAGGTTCTGGAGATCCACGTAGACTGGGACATG